CTTCAATAGACTTTGCGGTAAGTCCGTGCCAGGATGTATTGGGGAACATGTCATCCTTGACACGATCTAGCAATGCTTTCTTACAATGCCACTGACTATCAAAGATTTGGGTAAATGCTTCCCAATCATGTTGGGATTTAAAATGTGGAATACTCATAATCAGTCTCGTTGTCTCCAATCATCAGGTTTATCTTGTTTGAACCAGTCTACGATTTCGTCGGCACTACCAAATCCACTTCTATAGTTAGAAGGGTCAGGGTCACCGAGTCCCAACTGGTTCATAAAATCATCCATACTGCCTTCTACCATATCGGGATTAGCAGCCTTTCGTCTTGCTTTGTTCAACCATTCACGAGCAGTTGTATGCCTTTTGGCAAGTTTCTCTGCCCAAATCATGTCTTCAAGTTTTACATCCTCTCCATTTACAATACACTTACAAATAAACTCTAAACGTAGTCTGTATTGAGTAGAAAGCATATTATTCGTCCGAGAGATAGTGCTCTAGTTGGTTGATTCGTTGAAACTCAGCATAAGCAGTCTCTGACCGAATATGCAAGATGTCACGAATGTCATCCATGATAAAGGTTGGGTCGATGTAGTCATCCAGATATTTGTCGATTGCCTCTTTTAGGTATCGATATCTGTGCCACTCAGGACTGTAAGGTTTGTAATCCATGATGTAGATACTAGATAAGAATATTTAGGACTCGTCAGACATTTTGGAAAAGTCATTAACTTTTTCAAACCTAAGGGTCCTGAGGAATTTGTCAACCAGTATATCACCTTTATGCGAAATAACAAACAGATTTGTTCCATTTCCAAGACTTCTTAAGATTGCCAGGAGTTCTCCAGTAGCAGAAGCATCAAGGGAACTATCAAATACTTCATCCAGAATCAGAAGATTGGTGGAAACACTGTTCTTCATACGGGCAACTTCACGCCAAGTAAACAGAAGTGCTAGGTCAATCTTTTGCTTTTCACCTTCAGAGAACGATGCATAAGAGAACTCATCACGAAAACGACTCTTGATAACTTCATTGAACTCTTCATCAAGTGTAAAGTTCACAAAGAAGTCCATCGACTGAAGATACTTATTAATCAGTTTATTAAAGATTGGGATATATTTTTTAATAATCTGACTCTTGATTCCAGAATCTTTGAGGAGAGAACTAACGACTTGGAACTCATCCAGTCTCTGACTAACAGATGCACAATCAGATTGAGTCTGTTGATGCTGTTCTTGAAGAACTTTCAGTGTGCTTTCTTGGTCCTGAATATTAGGACGGTCATTGAGTTTACTAATCTCGTCTAAGATTTGAAGATTCTCAAACTCAATACGAACAATCTCTCGGTCAAGAGTATTGTAATCGCTACGAAGTTCGTATAGTTTTGCACAGTTGTCATCCATCTCTGCGATGACTTTCATTGCCTCTTCAATGTCATCGGCAAACTGGGAGATTTCTTTAGTAAGAACCTTGCCAACTTTAGTCATGGTTCCGACTTTATCCTTCTTGAAGTTGGCATCAATGTCCTGCTCACATGTAGGGCATACATTATGCTCTTTGAAGAACTGCAAATCCTTTGTGATAATCTTTAGTTCGGACTTCTTGTCTGCCTGTTCCTGTCGCATCTTCTGAACAAACTTACGTTGCTCTTCGGGTTTAACAACAGTCGCTTCAAGTTTTTCTAGTTCTGCCTTCTTCTCAAGTCTCTGAGCAACAAGACCAGTCATCTTTTCACAGTTTTCTGCATGACGCTTTCGCTTTTCTTCTTGGCGAGAGTCATTAACTTCCTGAAGAGACTCAATCAGTTTTACCTGAGACGATACTTTCTCCTCAGAGAGTTGCAACATATACTGACAATCTTTACTCTGACCTTGTGCTAGACGAATTCTATCCTTCAACAGTCCATTCATGTTGGAGAAGATGTTGATATCAAGCAGGTCTTCGATTACTTCCCGTCGATGAGCCGCTGGGAGTTGCATGAACGGTACAAATGTTGAACTTCCCAAGATGACAACTTGTGTAAAAGATTTAAAGTTGAGCTTGAGGACTGACTGTTCAAGATACTTTTGGGTGTCTTTGGTTGCTGCATCCTGGTCTATTAGTTTGTTGTTTTTATAGAGTTCAAACACATTTGGTTTGATACCTCGGAACACACGATAATCATCTTTGCCAATGGAAAAGGTAACCTCTACCTTGAGACCCTTTTCGTTAATGCTATTAACCAACTGCGGTTTATTTATCTTTCGGAATGCTTTACCAAACAAACCAAAACACAGGGCATCCAACATAGTAGACTTCCCTGCGCCGTTAGAACCTACAATAAGAGTTGATGGAGACTCACAAAAGTCAATCTCAGTCCACTGGTCACCTGTCGAAAGAAAATTCTTCCAACGAATAGTTTCAAAAGTAATCATTACGGGGGAATAATAAGGTCGTCTTTTCTAATAATCGAATATCCATATCCATAAGTATTGCAGTTACTGACAACAATGTCAATATCTATTTCCATGGTTTCTAAATTATCTTCATAATCTTCAGCATTTAAAAGTTCGATATATCGAACAGCATCATCCTCATCTTCAAAAACAGTTACAGTATTAACCTGGTCCTTTGTCCTAACGGCATATATGCCCCCTGTTTTTGTGTCTGTTAGGATAAACATTATAGTTCCGATGCTTCCATGTACAGAGACCTCATTACATTTTTAATATTTGATTTATTAACTTTGAGGTCTATTTCATCTATGTAGTTGTCCAAGAGAGTCATCGTATCTTCGGTTTCCAATACAGAATCAGATTTTTCTAATTCTACACTGAGGTCTTCGATAATCTTGAGGTCGCCAAGAGACATGTTTTGCAACTGTTGGACTGCATAGTCAAACTTTGCATAGTCACCTTTATCCTCTACAATCAGTTTGACGAATGTTCCCTTGAGTTCATTCTCATCTGGTAGAGTAACTCCACCATTATAATACAACTTATGAAAAGTATCAAAGGGATTTCGGTAGAAAGTCGTCTTGAGAGTTTCAGTATCAAACACATGGAATCCTCTCTTGCATCCATAATCATTCCAATATAACTGGTAGGGATTGCCGAGATAGGTGATGTTATCCTTCTTGGACTTCATATGATAATGTCCACTAAAGACTCTATCAAACTTAGAAAAGATATTCTTATCCATTCCGTTTTCCATCACATGCCCAGGATGAGCCTCAAAACCGTTAAGCTCAAGATGACCCATGCAGACCCGTGCAGAACTAGTCTGGATTTCTCGTAATGACTCATCTCGGTTTCCATCACAAATCCAAGGAAGAAGAAGTATATCACAATCGTCAAACCTAACAGTACTAGGACTGTCATGGATGATGATGTTGCCGTATTCTCCAAGTAGTTCTCTGGGAGCATTGATTCTCAGGGTATTCTTGTAATAGATGTCATGATTACCCGTCAACATGTGCATACGCACACCCATTTCCTCAAGAGGATTAAACCACATTTCTTTTGCCTCGTTTAGAGACATGAAGTTGATGGACCTTCGTTTGTCAAAGGTATCACCAAGAGCAATCACATACTTGATGTTAGATGCCTTGATGAAAGGTACAACTATCTCGGTGTAAAACTTCTTATAGTGATTGATAAAGTGCTGATTGTCATTCCGAACACCGAAGTGCTGGTCAGTTATCAGAAGGATTTTCATACTCAATCACATACTTTCGTCTAACTTTACCACTATGGTCGCTGCATGTCAAGTGCTGCAACTTGCCATCAAGGAGTTTGGTGACATTGGCAAGTTGCATTTGAGCCAAGATTTTCTTTTCTTGTTCTGTCATCGTTTTGTATTCAACTCAACACGAGATTTGATTTGATTGTAATCTGCATGACTATCACCATCAATGGAGAATACATGATCGTACCCAGACTTCTCAAGGATTTTATCTTTGATATCCATCTGTCTCTTTTCCTTAGCGATACGCCTGAGAAAAGCATAGTATACAATCTGTGTGAAATAAGCAAAGGGATTCTTTGACTTCTCAGGATTAAAGTTATCAATATACTGAATGCAATTTTCAATCCCATCACATACCATATCATCTTTGTACATGTAATTAATGAAGTTGGGACGATACGAAAGGTGTGTCGCAATCTTCAAAAAACAACTTCCGATGTAGTTTCCTACTCTGGGTTTGTTTGGACTCTTCCAAGTTTTCAATACATTAAACTGCTCATCTTCATCCATGTCAGCAAGACCTGGAATCTCTTTTACAGCGGCATTATAAACTTTCTGCTTGTACTTAACGATAGCAGCAAGAAACTCTTGATTATCTACATAATGCTGTTTTTGTTTTTTAGGTGCAGTTTTCATATAATATTCCTTTTGTGTACATTATAACATACTTGACAACTTTGTCAAATCTCTGTATAATAACCATGTAAGGGTTCAAGAGAACTTCTAGCTTTTATAGATTCTTTCAAAGAGTTTTCTTGCTTCATCAATCTTTCCTAGGTAACCCATCGATGGTTCTAGGTTTACTTTTCGTTTTTCTTTTTTCTCTTCAATATCCTCTCCACAAATAAATGCCTCGTATAGAAGGGTCATTTCTTTACTCATAGTAGTGACTGTAACGATATCTTTTTCTCGGATTATGTAAAACTCTTCATCGGAAAATTGCATCCATTTAGCAAATCCAATTCCACGAATGGTTTTACCTTCTTCGGTCTCTTTAGTAATTATTTGAGTGCAAACTGGGTCTTGAATAAAAACCAAAGATTCACCATTATCTTCAGTAATTAAAGCTCTGCCGAGCACTTCTTCACCATTGAGAAGTTTGAATACTCCGTGAAAATCTTCATCGTGTTTTGCGTAGTTAATCATAAGCTTTTACTTTTACATCTATGATTTCATAATTAAATTTTTCTTCGTTATATACCTTGACTCTTTCCATTAAATGATTGAGAGTATAGTTATTACCCTTATCAGTGGAAATATCATCTGCAATATCATATAATGTTGCTTGTGATTTGTTTTCGCCTTTCCTTAGAACACGACCTATTGATTGAAGGTTCCTCACTCTGGACTTAGAAGGACTAGCAAAAATAACGTTGTGTAATCTTTTAATGTTAATGCCTGTTGAGAAAGTGCCATATGAAGCAACGATAATGGCATCATCAGATTGTTCAGTTAGTAACCTGATGTCTTCACGGTCATCAACATCTACTCCACCATGTACAAAATGTACTGGTCTGTCTGTATGACTATTTATCATTTCATAAAGAGGGACTCCGTGACGCTCTACGTAGTTAAATAGTACCAGGGTATTTCCTTTCAAATCGCAGGCAAGATTGCGGATAAATTTATTTCTACCTTCGTGCTCTACAAGATATCCGATTTCATCTTGATACCCTTCAAAAAGTTTTTCCTCATGCTTGATAAGAACAATCTTTACTTTGAGTTTGGCAACATGACCCGCTTGCATTAGTTGAGCAGTTTTGGTAACTTGTGAGCACCTACCGAAGACACCTTCAAGAACTAACTGATTAACATTTGCACCGTCAAGCGTACCCGTAAATCCAATCCTGTACTTACACTCATGCAACTTACCCATCAGCGAAGTCAGAGATTTAGCTTTGAAAAGGTGTGCCTCGTCACCAATCACGACATCGAACCTGTCAAACCACTTACGCGGTTCCTTGTAGATAGACTGCCAAGTGGTAATTACCACCTGATGATTCGTGTATTTTTCCTGCCCCGCATATATTTTGTGGCAGTTTTCGGAACACATCCATCCGTATTCCTCAAAGTCCTTGTACATCTGCTCCACCAAGCTGGTGGTAGGAACTACTATGAGGACATTCCTGTCGGCGTTTACATGGAAGCGGACTAATGCATAAATCATCAGACTCTTTCCAGAAGCTGTTGGTGACAATAAAAGTCGTCTGTTATATTTTAGTGCCTCGTATATTGCTTTATACTGATAATCCCGAACGGGATAAGGTAGATGAAGAGATTTTACGAAAGATGCAACACCCTGAGGAGTAATAAAATCATTCTGGTCTAATGGGTGTCCGAAGAACTTACATGTTTCCATTCTGTAAGTGTACTTCTTTT